GAGACCAGCAACCCCAAGGCCGAGCAGGCTTGGCATAGCTACATCATCAAGGCTCGCCAATGGCTAGCACGCAAGAGCCCTACCCAATGGACACCCGCCCAGCGCACCCAATTCGTTGAGGAGGCACGCCCTATCGTGGAGGCTTATAAGGAGGCAGGGGGCGAGCTATGACAAAAGGGATATGCGACTTATGCAAGATTTTACACAAGGCACAAGTGCGACTTACAGAAGCAGGGTTGTTGATTATAGGGTATTTGCGCATAATTAGGCGTAAGTTGTTGATGCTAGGGTACTTTAGGAGACTCCTACAAGGCCAAACCCTCCCAAACAGGTTCCGAGGCGCGAACTTTTTGTGCGAGTTTCCTGTAAAACATTTATAGAAACTTACTTAAGACAAATCTTGCGTAACTTTTATGAACGAAAAAAAATATCCTTGTTTAATCACCAAGAAAATCTCCGAGCTTTCACTAGCAAAATACAATCCTCGGACGATCTCTTCCGACTCATTGGGCAGGCTCACAAAATCCTTAAGCGAGCTTGGGAATCTTCAACCGATCACTTGGAACGCCAAGACCGGCAACATCGTGGGAGGCCACCAAAGGCTCAAGTGCTATTCGGCACTTGGGAAAGAAGAGGTCGAGGTGTGGGCGGTGTGGTTGGATGAACACAAGGAGAAGGCCGCCAACATCGCATTGAACAAATTAAGTGGAGAGTTCGATATGCCTTCACTCAAAGACATCTTTGAAGATTTGGATACTGGCGAGATTGATTTAGATATTACTGGCTTTGGAGAAGCGGAGATTGCGGAGATGATGGAAGCGACCAAGCCAGAGGGTGATGATAATGAAATGGGAGAGAAGTGCTTGGCTTGTGGGAAGCCCTTGTGAGAAATGATTCAACAAAAAGAGCTATGCGAGAAATGGGGGCTAGTAAAGAGCGAAATCTCAAAGCTAGTCAAGAGAGGTATGCCCCTTACAAGCGTAGCCGATGCAGAGCGTTGGAAAATTGCCAATCAAAAGAATCCAAGCAGGGCAAGGCCGATCTTATCAGCATCAGCGAACTTATCAGAGACATCAGACAACTTGGATGCAGAGTCGATCAAATTGGAAAATCCGCTTGGACGATTACACCGAGCGAGGAGAGCCGAGGTAGTTGCCTACTCATTAGTTCAGAGGGCGGCCAACGAGAAAAACCCAGTCGCTATGAGGGCGGCGGTTCAAGGATGGGGCGAAGCAAAAAAGCGAGTCGCCGAAGCCGAAATGGAACACGCTCGGTGGGAAGAAGTGAGCCGAGTCACAGTTCGGATGGGGGAAGTTCAAGAATGGATAACGAAGTGGCACGGAGCAATCAGATCGCTTCTGGATGCCCTTCCTTCGAGCCTAGCGGCCAGAGCAAACCCATCAGACCCAGAGTGCGCCAAGCAAGCCATCCAAGACGGAATCAATCAAATTTTCGTCACCATTCAAAAGGCAGAGGGGGCGTTTAAATGATACTAGGATTAAAAATAGGGGTTGGGATAGTGCTTGGAATCGTGCTAATCAATGTGGCGTTCTGGGGTTGCATTATTCTCGCCTATCTACTCGCTACTTTATTTGAGTGCATTGGGAAGTGGATAAACAAGTGAATGAATGTTTCCTTGTCATCCTTGCCACGCTTGGTTTGCTAGGATTGATTCTGCCCTTCTTTGACGAATGAAACGCTCGCCCCTCAAACGCAAAACCCCACTCAAGCGAGGAGGGAAACTACGCCGAGTGTCTGCCAAGAGACGAAAGCAGAACGAGGTTTATTCTGATGTGCGAGAGAAGTTTCTAGGCAACACACCGGTCTGCCAAGTTTGCCAGAGCAAGATGGCGAGCCAAGTTCACCATAGGCGAGGGAGATTCGGGGATAGGCTAAACGAGGTAGAGTTTTTCTTGGCGGTTTGCTTTGAGTGCCACCACAAAATCCACATGAACCCAGCGTGGGCGTATGCAAAAGATTATCTGGTTAAGAGATGAACATCGGGGCGTTCAGCCGAAGTTTCTTTGAACCAAGAGAACAACTATCAATCCCAGAGTGGGCAGAGAAGAATCTCACGCTCTCGGCGAGGGTAACGAATATACCCGGAGCATACTCGACAACCCTCACGCCTTATGTTCGTGAACCCCTAGAGGCTTTTGGTGATGATTCAATTCGGAGGGTGGTGTTGGTCTGGGGGGCGCAGACCTCAAAGACTACAACGATTCTGGCTGGCCTAGCTTATCGAATTGCAGAACGGCCTTGTCCTGTCTTGTGGGTGATGCCCTCGGAACATCTAGCCCGATCATTTACAGAAACCCGCTGGCTTCCGATGGTGGACGATTGCCCGGCCCTAGCCAAAGAAAAGCCCGACAACACCGACAAGATCAAAATCCTAGAGCAACATTTTAAGCGATGCTCGGTCTGGTGGGCGGGAACAAGTGCCTCGGCTCTTTCTAGTCGCTCGATTGCTTTGCTCTGTATGGATGAGGTGGACAAGTTTCCAGAGCAAGCAGGGTCGGGAAGAGAGGCCAATCCGGTGCAGTTAGCAGAGGCACGAGTTAGCACCTACCCCAACCATCTCATTATAGCAACCAGCACCCCTACAACTGCCGACTCAATAATTTGGGCTGAATGGCAGAAGGGGGACATGCGTTTCTATTTTGTGCCTTGTCCCCATTGTGGATTAAAACAAAAACTAATCTGGGGGCAAGTGAAGTGGGATGAAGCGGCCAAGATAGAAGATGGCGTTTATGATTATGCCCTAGTGAAATCCTCGACCTACTATGAGTGTGAGGGATGCAAGGGCAAGATTCAAGACGGCCAGAAAACCAAGATGCTGAGAGAGGGCGAGTGGAGGGCAACCAATCCCAAGGGCGAACCAGCTAGACGCTCGTATCACCTCAACGGCCTATACGCTCCGTGGGTTAGCTTCGGGAGCTTGGCAGTTAAGTTCCTGCAAGATAAGCACAGCGGTATTATCGGCCTACAAGATTTCGTGAACCGAGTCCTAGCAGAGCCGTGGATGGAACACGAAAGCGAAAAGATGCAGATCGTTCCCGGTGCTTACAAGATGGGCGAGGTAAGGATGGGCGATAAGCTGATTATGAGTTGCGACATCCAAGAGGCAGGGGGCTTCCACGCTTGGTGTGTAGTGAGGGCTTGGGATTTAGAGGGCAAACCAAGACTTGTGTGGGCGGGTAGGCTAGAAACTTGGGGCGACATAAAGGCAAAGCAAGATGAGTTTGGCGTTGAGGATAAGTGCGTCTTAATCGATTCGGGCGATCAAACCAGAGATGTATATTTGAATTGTTGCAAGAACGGCTGGGTGGCGTTGGTTGGCTCGGACAAGACCAGCTTTTCCGAGATTGTGAACGAACAGAAGGTGCAAAGGCCATACGCTAGAATCGCAAATGGCGACCCCTTCTCTGGTAAGGCAGTTCAATCAAAGGCAGGGTGGAAGTGGAAGCTCTGCCCGATTTGGCGATGGTCTAACCCATCCATCAAAGACATCCTCTCCCAACTATTGAAAGAGGAGGGCTTCATCGCCATAGATACGCCCGATGTCTGGAAGGTTCATATCGAAGCAGAGGTGAAGGTGAGGGTGAAGAACCCGATGACTGGCAGGGAAAGACTTGTGTGGAAGCAAATTGGGAAGCATAATCATTTAATGGATTGCGAATGTATGAACATCGTGGGAGCGGCACTCCACGGACGGCTCAAAGTTTCCCCCGCAAGTTTGACAGAGGAGGTTGAGAATGGCGAAGGGTGATTTCATTGGGCTACCCCTTGCTACCCTAACTTCTCTGCGTGATAAGTATGTGACTTGTCTTGAGGCGATTGCGGTGGCTGGGTCTAGCTATTCGATAGCGGGACGCTCTTTTTCGAGAGCGAATCTTGGGGAAGTTCGTGACACTATCGCAGAGCTAACCCTTGCCATCCAGTCTGTCAACGGCACTCGTATTCGCACGACTTACGCCAACTTCTCGTGAAAAAAGCCCAACTAAACTTAATCGATAAAGCGGTTGCCTTTCTGAACCCGCAAGGGGCAGTTAATCGGATGATTGCACGGCAGAAGCTCGTCAACTTCTCTTACGATGCGGTTAAATATACAAGGGAACGCAAGGGGCCGAGTTCGCTTTCTGGTGCGGAAGATTATCGTTCTAATTACGACCGAGTAGAGTTAATGAAAAGGGCGAGGGACTTGGCAGAGAATGTTGGCCTTGTTCGCTCCATCCTTATGAAGTTTGCCAGTCATACAGCCGCAAACATCTCCTACCAAGCCCGAACTGAGAATCCCGAAGTGAACAGCGATGTAGAAGCATACTGGTCAGAGTGGTGGGACAAGTGTGACATCTCAACAAGGCACACCGGCTCAACCCTTATGCAAGTAGCGGTGATGAGTATGCTCCGAGATGGAGACTTTCTTTTTGCCCTAGTGCGAGACAAGGAAGGCGATCTTAAACTCCAAGGCATCGAAGCAGACCGAGTGGGCGACCCATTCAAGGTTTATACAAGTTTAGATTTGATCGGTGGAATCCACATTGATCGCACGACTGGCGCACCCTCGGCTTATGATATTTATTCAAGGAGCATCGGGGATTTCTACACCTACCAAGCAACCATCCCTGCAAGCCAAGCCTTTCACCTATTTGACCCACTCCGCATCGATCAATATCGAGGAGTAAGTGCTTTCCATACTGCTATCAACGACTGCACGGACATTTACGATATCGTGAACTTTGAGAAGATGGCGGCACGAGTTGCCTCTTCTCAATCCGCAGTTGTTCGCAGGAATAACAACAATGCCTCCGACCTCTCCACGCTCACAAACGATGAGAATGTTAATGGCGATACGATTAAGCTAGAAGCGATTGAGTCGGGTAAAATCTCTTACCTAGAACCGGGTGAAGATATCGTGTTCCCCGATGGGCCGAGCCGTCCCTCTGGTGCGTTTGCCGAGTTCCACAAGATTCTCCTCCGCAATATCTGCCTTGGCCTTGGCATCCCTTACAGCTTCGCCGTTGACCCATCCGCTATGTCTGGCCCGACTGCAAGACTTGAGATGCAACAAGCAGGGCGCACCTTCCGCAGATACCAGAAGCTTATCGATGACAAGGTTCTGCGACCAATCAAAAACATCGTACTTGCCGATGCCGTCTCTCGTGGGTTGATCGAAAACAATTTGGGAAGCAGAACAACCAAGGGCATATTCAATTTCGGGGCTAATGTCTCTATTGATTTAGGGAGAGAATCTGCCTCGGCCATCTCCGAGTTCAAGACCGGACTCCGCACCGCCGCCGACATCTACGCAGAGCGAGGGCAAGATTTTGAAAGTGCTATGCGACAAAGGGCGATTGAGGCCAAGCTGATTAAAGACTTGGCAGAGAAGTATGGCGTAGCCCCAGAAACGATTTCCGATATTGTTACGCCTACACCCCCGCAACCCCAACTACCTCCCGCTCCTGCACCCAAACCAGCAGCACCCATAGAGGATAAACCAGAGGAAGACGAGGATGAGGGTGGCGATCAAAATCCAATTCCAGAAGGCCCGATTGACCCATCCTCCGAGGAGCTAAAGGTTAAAAAAAAAGAAACTGAATTAGATTGCGGGACTGGTAGCGGAGGATTCAAAGAAGGCAATACTTGTGCAGGTGGAGGGGCTGGTGGCAAAATTGAGGAAAATGGAATTTATGATAGCTCAAAAGACAGCATAATCGAAGAGGGTGGAGGCACAAAAGGATTAACATCAAGATGGGTAGATAAGGTCGGGTATTCGTACCTAATGACAAGAATATCAGCAGGGGAAAATCCAGATACAGTTGATAATATTCTGGGAAGCCCAGATGAGGATTATACAAGAAAAGAAAGAAAGCAAGCAATACAAGATGTAAAAGACATGCAACAGCTTTCAGAAAAAAAGAAAACAGATTATAAAGTATTATTCCATGGAACAGTAATAGATGAAGCTGAAGTAAATAAAAAATATCCTAGCGGCAATGAAATTGCCCTTGATTCAATTTATGCAACAACACCTAAAATGGATTATGCTCAAAGATATGCATCCAAGGAACAATATCCAGATTATGCATGGGAAGAGAATCAAAAACCAACTTCAGTAATATTAAGGATGTTTAATAACGATGGCCTCGTTGGATATAAACTTAATGATGTTGAGACAATAATGCCAAAAGGTATTAAATTCAGGGTTCGCAGCAAGACAAACATGCCAGATGGATCAATATGGATCGATCTTCACTCAAAAAACCTAGATGAAAAAAATCTAAATATTTTTTATTCTTTTGGGAAAAAAGAACTAAAGATGCTAATTGAGGGAATGATGGGCGGGATTGAATTAGGCAAATACGATGGGATTGATTTTACCCCGCCACAAGGGGCTAGGGATGCCGCCAAAAGAGCCTTGGATGTGCGGGAGACGAAACCACCCAGCCAACGAGGGATGACCGCAGTAGGCATCGCCAGAGCTAGGGACTTGCAAAATGGCGTGAAGCTATCGCCCGACACAGTAAGACGAATGCTCAACTTTCTAACTCGCCACGAAGTCGACAAGAAGGGGGCAACTTGGGATGAGCAGGGGAAGGGCTGGCAAGCGTGGCACGGATGGGGTGGCGATGCCGGCTTTTCTTGGGCAAGGAAAGTCGTTGGACAGATGGAAGCAAGGGATAAGAAGGAACTAGCCGAACCATCCTCTTGCCCAATCGCAACCCAAGACATCAAGACCAACCTAGCCAACAGACAGACAGCGGTTGATGATGCGAACTACGGCCCAGCCAATCCGAACGAACCCAACGAGGACTATTGGAAAGCCAAGGCAGACGAATTTCAGGGCGATGTAGTCACGGCCAAGAAGATGCTTTGTGGTAATTGTGCGGCCTTCGACCAGAGGAGCAAAGTTCTAGGGTGCATTAAAAAGGGAATCGGAGAGGATGCAAACGAGGTGGCGGTTGGTGGCGATCTTGGTTACTGCGAGATTTTTGACTTTAAGTGTGCCTCGAAAAGAACTTGTGACGCTTGGATTGTGGGTGGCCCGATCATAGATAAGAAAGAAGAACTAGCCCGACCAGTAAGCCAAACCCCTGCCCCTCCTAAAGAGAGAATCAAAGGCTCAAAGGAAAACCCCAAAGGCACGGCATCCACTAGAAGCAAGGCTGGCGACATAGAGATTTCAGCCGAGAACGAGGAGGCACTTAAGAACAAGATTGCCGAGTTCAAGGACAAGCATCCAGCAAGGAAAGCCCCCACCATTGGAGCATTGAAGAAGGTGTTTCGCAGAGGGGCGGGGGCGTTCTCGACCAGCTTCCGACCCACCATCAGCGGGGGCAAGCCCAACTCACGCAACGCTTGGGCGATGGCTAGGGTGAACAAGTTTCTCAAGATGGCGGGTGGGGGTGAGGTCAAAGACTCCTACCGCCAAGCAGACGGCGATTTGTTAGAGGAAAGATTTGATTGTGGGACTGGGGCGGGTGGCTTTAAGGAAGGCAATACTTGTGCTGGGGGTAGTGTGAATACAGGAAAATCAAATTCAAATATCCCAACATTTGAAGATTTTGTAAATACAAAATCAAAGCTACCACTACCAGAAAAACCAGCCCAAGAAACATATAGAGACGATTCTGGTGAGGTAAATGTAACAAGAGCTTGGGAACAAGTCAAAGAAAGCAGGCCACAAGTTATTAAAGTTCCAAGGGGTTATCTTGAGTCAACTCTTCCATTTAGGACAACAAGTAAAGAAGGAGTTAGCAAGGCCGATATAACAAAACCCGGACTAGCTGAATTTATTAGAAATCCAGCCAAGCCAAACTCTGTTGGAATAAGAATTATTGATGGATGGCATAGGGCTCAAAAATCAATGGATGACGAGAAAGATTTTTTTGTGTACCCAGTTGTTACAAAAAATTCAACAATGAAAAACGCTTATGATTTTGCAAAAAAATTTGATGCCTTCTATGTGAAGTAATTGACAACAAACAATAGCCTTATGCCTTTACCCCTACCTTCCGCAGACGAATCAGAGCAAGACTTTGTTTCCCGATTTATGGGTGACGAAGAAGCAATATCCAAGTTTCCAGACGAACAACAAAGAGCGGCGGTTGCCTATTCTACTTATAGGGATGAGGAGATGGAGGAAATGGAGCTAGGCGGGGTGAGCATTTTGGAGGTGGGAGAGGCTAAAGGACACGACCTTTTCGTGGATAAAACAAGCCTAGAGACTGCCCTCAAACTTATGAGCAACGCCAAGAATGGAATTAAGGTGAAGATCAATCACGGCTCTGGTCTCGAAAGTGTCGTAGCCTTCGCCAGAAACCCAAGAATCGATGGAGACAAGCTGGTGGCCGACCTTCGCTTGCTCCGCAACTCCCCCCACTACGGCCTAATCAAAGAGATGGCCTCGGAAGCCCCCGACCAGTTTGGAGTTTCCCTAGCCTTTGTCAATGAGTCAGAGACGATTGACGGCAAGGATTACATTCGCCCCCAGAGCATCGCCTCTGCTGATTTAGTTTCCAGCCCAGCCGCCACAAACGGATTGTTTGAGGAGATGGTGAAGTTTATGGAAAAACTCGGTTATGTGCAGGGAGGCAAGACCATCCCAGCCCTAGCCAAAGAAGCCGTGGAGGAAGCTCCACTTGACAAAAAGGACAAAACAAATATGGAAAACAATTATATGAAAGATATCGAGGACATCAAGGTTCGCCTAGCGGCCATTGAAGATTCGATGAAACCCAAGAACGAAAAGATGGCCGAAGCCCCTGTAGACGAGCAAGCTGTTGCCAAAGAAGATAAGGCAGTTGCCGAGGGTGCAAAAGCCGAAGGCGAATCTGTTGATGAGGAAAAGCAAGAGGAGATGAGCGAAGTGGTGAAGAAAGTTCTGACCGAGTTTGGCATCAAGCCCATCCCCGCCTCACCCTCAATCGAAGTTCCTTCCGAGAAAAAGGAAGAACCCAAAACTTTTGAAGCTCTCGTGGCCGCCCATAGCGACTACGGAACAAGCAAGCTCAAGGCAATGAAAGCCGTGATGCTCTCAAACCCCAACGAATACAACGAGGCTAAAGCTCGTGGTATAGTTAAACTCTAAAGAAGGATAATACTAAAATGGCTACAAATATTGACGGTGGTGCAGTTCGCACCTTTAACTTTGCCTCGGCGATCTCGGCTTACCGATTCGCAGAGATTCACACGGACGGCACGGCTCGTGCGGCTGT